TGGCATTAATCATTATACACACCCCCTAGAGTCAACAAGAGTCTAGGGAATTCGACAGCTACAGAAGTAACTTTCCATCGAATCCCCGAGTAACTCGCATATTTAATTAGGTGAAAATGTTGGTGTGCATATGGATCTGCCAAAAAGCTTATAATATTATTAACTGAAATATCATCGTTTAAATGTTCAGTTTTATCGGAACGCTTTGTATCTTTGTAAATATCACCAAATACTTGTCGCTCAATAAATGTAGTCTTATATACTCCTGGTTTGGTTTCTACTGTTGTACCAAAACCAATGACACCGCTATATTTCGCCATTTTGATTAATTCCTATCTTCTAGGATTAACCTTGTGCTACAACTGTTTTGTTTTCGAATACAATTGCACTGTATGGTTTCTTTAAAGCGCCTGAACAACGAGTTTCAATTAGGTATTCATATTTGTTGAAATTCAAATCGAAATCATCAAACATTGATACTTCTCCGCCTCTATCTGCACCGACTGCATAGTCAATAAGGTTTACAAGAATACCAACTAGATCAAATTGATCTTCACCAACTACACGGTTTACACCTTCCATAACTGGAACTGTAACAATGTTCTTAACGCGAAGAGCAGTTTTAAGTTTGTCTACTGTGTCATAAATTACTCTACCGTTTGTATCTTCAAGTAACAACATTTCAACTAATTGATCTTCAGTTGTATAAAGGGTTGGATTACCAGAACCTTTATATAATTTACGAGATCTTACGATGTCTTGAATAAATGCTTTTGCTTTTTGAGCAAGTGTTGCATCTGCAGCAGGAGTAAGAGTTCTTACAACTGTGTAAACTGGATCATCACCATATACTGGGCGAATGTTTAGAGGGTTAATTTTGTCTGGGCTTGCACCTGAACGACCATCACCAATTAAGAATGCGCGAGCAAGTTCTTCATTGAGCATAACTCTCATTTCAGATTTCATATAGACGATAACATCGAAATCAGTGATATCGATAACGTCGTCACGATCAAGTTTTTGTAACTTATAAACAGTTGTTGGGGTTGTTACTCTCTTTAAAGAAGTAATAACTTCTTCAACTTTTTGAGCACCCTTAACATAACCTTTTGCACGAGCTTCATCAGCTGTAATATTCAGTGCAGTTGATTTAATTCTTGAGAAAGGTGATCTGGAAACAGCTGCCATAACACCAGCAACCCATTCCATATCTCTAGAAATAGTTTCTGGAGCGCCTAGAGATTGTTCTTCAGGGAATAATGTATCAATATTAGTGATACCATGTGCGATAAATGCATCTTTTAAAGATCCACTCTTCTTCGCGTCTTTTACAGCTTCTTCAAATTCAGCGTGTGTAAGGACTTTGTCCTCACCAGTTTCAAGGTCTTTACCTTCAAATGCGTTTTGTTTCATATCATTTTCTCCTTCTTGTTGTGCTGCGCCTACTAACGCATACACCATTAGTTTTTGTTCTTCGTTTAGTGTATCAAATACTTCTTGAATTGTTTTATCCATTTTATCCTTTTCCTCCTTGGAATGTTCTAAACCTTTTTGTGGATCTTCCTCAGGATCTTCCTCAGGATCTTCCTCAGGATTTTCCTTAGGTTTTTCATCCGGGTTTTCCTCAGGATTTTCATCCGGGTTTTCCTCAGGATTTTCATTTCCATCAGGTTTACCTTCTGGATTTTCGTCAGGGTTTTTCTCAGAATGTTCTAATTCTATTTCCCCGTTGTTCCAAATGACAGCTTCTTCTTTGGATGCTTCACCATGCACTAATACTGCTTCAATATATGCCCCTGGATTCGCACCAGCAAGGACAAGGCTAACTTCTCTAATGTTACCATGAATAACATCTTTATTGTTTTCCTTTAATTGATTAGCATAAATGGATAATGCAGTAATATCACCATTGTGTACTAGTTCTTTTGCGTTTTGACCTTGACTAGTATTGTTGAATTTACCGTATGCATATACCCCTTCTTTTCGATACTCTAATAGTGCATGACCTAGCACATTATCTGCATCTGTATGATTATGGTTCCAAACCAAAGGAACTGTCTGATTGTTGTTGTGTTGGAAAGCGCCTTCTTTAATAATGCGTCCATCACTACATTTCACATTGTGACGTGTAGCCCAACCTTTAAAGTCCCATGTTTTATCCATTTTGATTTTCTCCATCTTCTGCACTAGTCTTATTAGGATCTTGCGCTTTTTCTTCTTTACTTTCAACAGAATCTTCTTCAGCCTTTTCATTTAGATTTTTATTTCTAAGTTCATCTGCCCTTGGATCAGGACTTGGCTTCATACCAATAATCTGTCTAATTTCATTAGAAGACATAATTTCATTCCGAGTAAATTTGTCTGCAACTTCTGCTAATTTAGCAACAGTAACTAATCGGAACGGATCATTGAAATATTTTACTACTTGACCTTGGGTTCTAGCAGTTTTTGTAAGAAATTTTCTACTAAATTCCAATGTAATTGCAGCAACAATTGGTTCAATTGTCCGGTTCATATAGTTTAACATTACTTCTTCGTTTGCGGAGCCATCTAATATTGCATCATTAATACCTAACTGGCCATATAGCATACTCGTTAAATATTCAATTTGTTTTAATAGATTGTTTTCCACAGGTCGATTAAGTTGTGTTATCTTTTCGGATCCATCAGTATAAGCAATACCGAATTTAGAGCCGGCTAATTGTGTTTCAATGTCTTTTCTCCTATTTTCAGCTTGTAATCTTCGAGCATCAGTTTTTATAATGTAAGGAAGCTGAATAATTAAATCTAACTTACCAGAACCAGATTGTTCATCTATAATGTCTAGTATGTTTAATTTACTAATAAGTCTTTGCAATACTGAATTCTTTTCATTCATTACTGCATAATGAGGATTTTCAATAATAGCAGTCGATTTTTTAGGAACAATTAATGTCTCTTTAAAACCTTTTCTATCATTATAAGCCTCTACTTCGATATAATCTGGAAACCATCTTAATATTTTAGCGGTTCTCATTGAAAATATATCGAACGTTCCATTTGTAATATTGCTACTGGTATCTATTGGTACGACTGCAATTGCACCCTCATCAAATAGTGACATAACAATATCCTGAATAAAAGCCCTTGATTGTTGATCTTTATTTGCCTCGACTTTTAAACATTCATTTAATGGTGTTTTTAATTCTTCTACAAATCTTTCATTTTCATCAATTCTAACATGCTTTAATTGAACTGTTGAGCAATCAATTGCTATCTTATTATATATTGCTGTAACAATCGATTTTTCATTACCTCTAGAGAACCTAACCCTATCAGGCCTATACGAAGATGAGTAACCTAAGTTATAATCTCTGAAAACGGGTTTGGTATCTTCTGAACGAAATGAATTCCAAGCATGTTTTAGTCTATCTAATACGCTCATCTTAACCACCACCTTTTCCAGAAGTTTGCATATCTACTTTGTTAGTCTTGTATGCTACTCTTCCATCAGCCCATACACCATTTTTAAGCTGTTCAATATCATAACCACGATCAGCTAATGCCATATGAACTCCTATTTGACCTCTTTTTGCAACCCACTCAATTACTTTACCAGATGGTGCTGTAATATCTTTGGTTTTCATTCTCATTACTTCGGCCAAACGTTTATTATAAGTATTGATAAGGGTTCTTTTTCCTACTGTTGGACTTGTCTTTTGAAGCTCTTTAATAAATTCTTTCATTTCTGGTTTGGAATCTTTAAGTGCTTTCTTATAGATTTTATCCGATTTTCGTCTGACCCATCTTTCATCTAATTTCTGGTATCTTCGAATTCCAGCAGGCGTTAGAGATCCATCTTCGTTCTGGTAACGTCTAATTCCCCATCGTTGCCCTTTGATTCCATGATGGACTAAATATGTTTTATTCATCTCATTCGAACGCCTCCTTATTCTGTTTATATGCAATGAATGCATCCATTAAGGCTGCCACATTGTCAATTTTTGCTTCATGACGTTTTTTGTAGAGTTTTCTATTTCCATTTGTGTCTTCAAGTGTTATTGAATTCCCCATTGCAAACGTCATTAGTTCTTCGTCATGCAATAGACGTCTTTCCTCGGCAAGTTTTTTTAATTCTCCCAAAGGAACTGATTCTGTTTTAGCACCCTGTATTACTTTTACTATACCATAAGGTCCATTTTCTGTTTGCCATCTTTCAACAAACTCTTTTGCATTATATGGGTCAAATCCTAGTGCTCTTACATCATAATTTTCGTTAGATATGTGATTATCAACATCTTCATATACCAACATCATATCTAGAATTGTACCATCCATTACAATCAAAGAACCCTCTTTCATAAACTCATCATATTTAAACCTCATTGCTAATGGTAAATTTTTAAGAGTATATTCACTAATATAACTTCTTGTTTTAACACCAAATTCACCATTAGGAAGCGGAAATAAGAATGTGAAGGCACAAAAGTCATCACCTTGTGATAAGTCAACACCGAGTGCACATGGTAATCCCCAAAAAGATTTCTTGGAATGTGGTAACGTTTCTTCATATGTAAAATAATAAGTAAAACCTTCCATTGGAATACCGAATCTTTTTGCTAAAATATCGTTTCTTACAGCAGGTGCTTTTTCGGCTCTTTCCACATCTAATTGATATGTTTCATATGAAACCGTTTTACCTAAATTAGGATTTGCCTTAATCCACATATCAGCATCACCAACTTCTTCAATATTATCCAATCGATAATACCATATAGATACATGTGGGTTTATGTATTCACCTTTTAAGATGTCTAATAATTCCATTTTGATTGTATCACCAGATCCATTACGAACAGTACCTTCTGATGAAACAGCAATGATTAAATAATCATCAACTTTTGAAGCACCTTGCTCAATCGCACCAACTACATCTTCTCTAACATCACCAGATAACCATTCGTCAATAGTCGCTATCTTACATCTTAAACCTTGAAGTTTATCTATTCGCATAGGTCTTATTTCAAGTAAAGATCCTGTTAAAAAATTTTCAATTCCTTTTTTTGTTGATGCTAATTTAACTCTATTTGCTTTTGAACCAGTGGTATTTTGTAAGGAACCCTCCGTTAAAAACTTAAATAAAGGTCCTCTTGATCTAATAATTGAAGTTTTTATTGGAGACATAACTTCATCTGCTTGCTTCATTGTTGGAGCAGTTGTAATTTGGTATGTTGTTGTTGGATCTATGTTTAAAAAGTAACTTTGAATAACTGATGCATACATTGACTTAGCAGCACCACGAGAAACTATAAGATATTGTTTATTAATAAGTCTTTTCTTTATTAATTTCTGTTCATAATGACCATGTTTATCATTTGGACCTTTTACATAAACACTTCTTTTAACAAAATAATACCAACCAAATATTTGCTCTGCCCATAACTTAAATGAATCTAACATTTTAAGATCAGATCCATCAGTTAATGTTAATTCTTTTTCGCAATACTCAATAAATCCATTAATTGCTAAATCATCATAGTATATTCCTGGATTTGCAATAAGTTCATCAATACGGTTCATTTCTAGAGAGATCTCCCTACATACAGGCATATCACCTCTAAGTACGGCATCTCTGAATTCACCATAATACTTAGGTGTTGCTGTATTAGATAGTCCCATAATTGATCACACTATCTTTTTGATCTATTTTTGTTTGCGATCACTTGTTTTCTAGTTTTAGGAGTACCAGTAAATGTTTCTGGTGTAGCCCCCATACCAGTTGAGTTAAATGTTCTATTACTATTTGCTGTGATGAAATTTTTTGCCCCTGATGCAACAACAACAGAACCAATTAAAGTAGATAAAACAGCTTTATTTAGCAATTTTCTTCCACTTTTTGAGTTTAAATCAGTTTTATTTATTCTTGCTTTTACAATAGCTGTAATACCTTTTGTTGCTACTGCAGCTCCAACAGCAGTTTTTAGAGCACCTCTACGAGTTTGGCTTTTTCTGTAATTACTTTTCATATTAACAGTACCATCTTCATTAACATCATAGCGTTTTTTACCAAGAGAAGTTAAGCTTCCATCTTCGTTTTGGAAACGTCTAATTCCCCAACGTTGGCCTTTAATACCATGATGGACTAAATATGTTTTATTCATATTAGTTGCCTCCTTTTCGGCCTTTACCTAGTTTTATATCATTTATTGCAAGAATTGTTGTCGCAATGGTTGCACCTATTGCTACTACAGCACCAGTTGTTTGAAGGACTTCTCTTGTCCAATCGGCACCACTTCTTACTCTTTTTGTGTCACCAGTTAATTCGCCATAAGTTCTTTCCATGTTAAGGCGATTTACTTTTTTTCTTAATTCATCATCTGAAAGTTGACTATAATCCTCTTTGTTAATAACTTTAGATTTATTTTTACCAATATTACCAACGATGTTACTTGCATCATTAAGTGTCTTTGATGTACCTTCAAGAACTATTTTTGATGCTTCTGCATCTGCTTTTCTATAGTCTTTTACTAACTGTTTTTTGCCCTCTTGATTGTTAATACTATTTCCATGTTCATTTGGATCTCCATATCGTCTTTTACCAAGAGTAGTTAAAGTACCGTCTGGATTTTGAAAGCGGCGAACGCCCCATCGTTGACCCTTAATTCCATGATGGATTAAATATGTTTTATTCATATTATACCTCCTCTTCCGATTCTAACGATGCAATATATGAATTAATGTCTTCTTCAGTGAACAATCTATATTCCATCTCAGCTATAGATCGATTCATTGCTTCTGCAACATTTCCATTACTTGGTGGGTCAAAAATTGATTTGACTTTTAATGCAACATATGATTTAATTTGTTGTGATTTTAATGGGTCTGTAAGTGTATAATTTTCCCATGTCTCATCATAACCAGTTATAGTAAAACCCTCATCTGGACCTATGCCCATTTGTGTTAGATTACTAAAGACACTATTAATATGAATTAAAATGTCCTGATCAAATGAGTCATACTCTTTTGCTAATCCAAGCTGTTTCTTTACACTTTCTAGGATTGATGCAATTACCAGATCAGCCATAATTGGTTACCCTATGCTAATATAAGCTTTCATACAGTATCCAATATACTCATGAACACCGTCACTATATGATACTTCATAAAATGTTTCAGTTGAATTATCTAAATTACACATCACTTGAGTTCCAACAGGAATTCTTGTAAGTTCTTTTGTTTTTGCATTAGCTCCTTCACGAATACGTAATGCATTACAATTAAACACAGTACCCATTACTGTTCCTAGCTTTTTTTTTCGAGATGGTGGTGTTTGTTCTACAACATGTGGTGGGAGTTCTTCAACTACTGGAGTTTCTTCAACTACTGGAGTTTCTTCAACTACTGGAGTTTCTTCAACTACCACGGTTTCCTTTTCAGGATCTTTTTTTACCTTTGCCATTTTAAATTCTCCTTTTTCTATTTTTTCCATGGACAATGATCATTATGTGATCTTGTAACTATTCGTTTGCTATCAACATAACTTTTAAATCCATAGTGTATTGCATTGTGAGTATCTAATGATACACATATTAAATATTCTGGGTTCAACAAATATTCATTTGAATCTAAAATGTCTTCTTTTGATATAGGATTCATGTGATGTACATATATTGTACCAAAAATATCATAACCTTCTAATCCCATATCACAGCCATTGTCTCTTAATATTACAATGTCTCTTACATTTTTCCATTCTTGTGACTTATACAATTGTTGATTTAAATATCTGTCAAAACCAAATGTTTCTGCTCCAACTTTACCGCTTAACGATAAGTATTCAAATCTTTCTTCGTATGTTTGCAATTCACATAACTCTGAGTATGTTCTAATATGATTCATCATATGATTCTGACTCCTCACTACCAGCGTATACACGCATTGCTTTAATTGCTTCCTCATAAAGCTCTTCAATCTTTTTAGTAGATCTAATTGCTTCTGTTTTTGCAACCAATAATTCTTTTTCCAATTCTCTAATTTCAGTTTCTTGCTTCTTCTTGCTAGATCCTAACATTAAATAGTGGGTTATTACTTGAGAAGAGGCGGTACCATCCAACAATTGCTTTCTAGCTAAATCAACAGCTAGAGAAATCATCTGTTGCTCGTCAGCCTCTGGTGTTAATGCTGGTCGTATTGTCTTAACAGGTTTACTATTGGAAGACGTACGAACTTGTCCAGTACTTCGAGGCATAATACCCCTCCTTTCAATGTGGTTTCATTAAGTATCTAAGCAGATATACAGAATATCTGAACACTTTTTATTGTGGTATTAGAAGGAAAGGAGAACTTAGAAAGAAGAATATCCCTTTAAATGTCAGATCTCTATATACCTGACTAGATACTTAAGGTAAAAAGACCTCTCCAAAAAACCCCCCGGGGAAATTTTGAAG